TCGTTTAGGTGGCGTTTTACCGCCAATTTAATCCACTTACAAGCCAGTATTTGGCCGGTTTCGATGCCTGCAATATATTCCTGTGCTTTGTGGATCATTCCTGTTTATTGCGCCTTTTTGGTGACGCTCATGAAATCCAGTATTGAAGTAGTCGGTTTTGGTTTTTCAATCTTAATCCGCGCCCGGTCGCCCCCCATCACGCAAACGCATGCAAAATTGAGTTTTATGGCCAAAGGACGCCCAGCCAAACCCACCACACGACACAAAGCCGACGGCACATACCAGCCCGTCCGGCACGCTAACCGCTTAGAGGTTGCGCCCGCAAAGAATCTGCCCGAGCCGCCCGCCGACTTCGACGAACGCCATGCGGCCAAATGGCTGGAACTTACCGCCAACATGCAGGAGATGGGGACGCTGGCAACACAAGACCTTGACAGTATCCGGGCTTACGTCGTTTTCTTTTTCCGATTTGAGGACGCCAACGCCGTGCTAAACAAGCAGGGGACGATCATTGAAACCAGCACCGGGGCGAAGGTTAACCCGGCGTGGCGTATCATGGTTGAAAGCCAAAAGGAATTGCGTACATTGTGGGCTGCATTCGGGCTTACACCCGCCGACCGGGCGCGGATCAAGATCGAGAAGCCAAAGCCGACCACCTCAATACTCGACTTCATGAGTGTGACCAAAAAGGCGCAATAAACAGGGATGATCCACAAAGCACAGGAATATATTGCAGGCATCGAAACCGGCCAAATACTGGCTTGTAAGTGGATAAAATTGGCCGTAAAACGCCACCTAAACGATTTAAAACGCCAAAAAACCGAGGCGTTTCCATACTACTTTGATGAAGAACAGGCCGAAAGAACGCTAAACCTGTTTCAGTTCTTCAAATTCAGTAAGGGCGCATACGCAGGAAAGCCGTTTGATATTATGCCGTGGTTTGCCGCCATTGTGTATGTTTTTTACGGATGGCGCAAGCCCGACGGCGGGCGCAAGTTCCGAAAGGTGTATATCAAAGTCGGGCGCGGAAACGCAAAAACGGAGAACTTGGTGGTCATTGGAAACATCGCCTTCCTGTTCGACGGTGTGCCGGATTCAGAAATTTATTGGGCGGCCACCAAGCGCGACCAGTCAAAGATCGGGTGGGATAGGCAGCGAAAATCTTTGCAACAACTGTGCGCGGATAACCCGGAACTATCGCCGATGCTCAACATCCCGATCGGCCACAATTCCAGCAAGATCAGTAAGCGGGACAGCCTTTCGTGGGTGTCGTATATGGGCAAGGATTCCAAAACGGAGGATGGATTGAGCCCCTATTGCGTCCTGGTGGATGAGTACCACGCATGGACAGACAACGGCGTGATGGAGGTATTGGAGTCCGGCATGGTGAAGTTCCCCGATCCATCAGTCGTACCGATGACGTGGATCATCACGACGGCGGGATTTAACCCCAACGGCCCGAACTCGGATTTTTTGAAGGCCTGCAAGAACATGCTGCAAGGCACGATCCAGAACGAAGAACTTTTGGCGTTCATTTACGAACTGGATGAGGCGGACGACTGGAAAGACCCGGCCAACTGGATAAAGGCAAACCCGGGGCTTGGTATATCCGTCACGATGGAGGGCTTGCAAATGGAGTTCAACCAGATCACGACGGGCGGGGCATCGGCGGAAAAGAACTTCCGGGTGAAGAACCTAAACGAGGAATGGAACGCAAAGGATGGCTGGATAGATAGCGAACTTTGGCAGGCCTGCATCGGCGACATACCGATTGAAGAAATACAGACGCGGGAATGTTGGGGCGGGCTTGACCTTGCAAACACCAACGACTTCAACGCCTTTGTCCTGTTTTTCCCGGCGCAAAATGCGGAAGAAAAACACCTTATCCTGCCTTACTTTTGGACTACCGAGGATAGTATAGAGCGGAACGGTAAACGGCGGCCGTTCGTGACACAATGGGCGGCGGACGGGCTGATCACCATAACGTCGGATAATAGTACCGATTACGAACTGATAAGGCAGGATATAAACCAGATTTGCGGCAACCTTCGCCTGCAAGGGATTGCTTTTGACCCGCACTTGTCCGGCTACCTTGCGCCGCTTCTTCAGCAGGACGGCGTGCGTATGATCTCTTACGGGCAATCGTGGCGCAACCTTTCACCCGCCGCACAGGTATTTGAAAACATGATGCTTCGCGGCGAAGTCCTACACGAGGGCAACCCGGTCGCCGGGTGGATGCTATCCAACGTAGCAATGCAATACGATCGAAACGAAAACCGCCTACCCTCAAAAGGCAGCAGCCCGGATAAAATTGACTTTGTGGCGGCGCTGCTAAATGCAATCGGGCTTTGGCTGCACGATCGAGGCGAGCAGCGGATGGGGGGGTCGTATTTATTTGAGGATGAAACAACACTTATAAAATTTTAATTATTATGACACACACTAAAGAAGTTACAGGGAAAAGAAATTTAAACTTTTCTAAATGGGTTAGGGAAAGCAATCCGGGCGTATATGGATTTACAGCAAACGATGTCGATTTTTTGCTTAGAAATTACAAGACTAAAGAAATCATGGTTATAGAGGTAAAATGCTATAATGGAAGGATGCTGGATAAGCAAAGACTGTTTTATGGAGATTTACATAAAATTTTAAAGTCTGGATGCGAGGCGGCCGGATGGAAATATAAAGGAGTTCATCTTTTGCAGTTTGAAAACACATGCCCGGCCGACGGGAAAATATACCTTGACAACAAAGAAATAACAGAGGCTCAACTAAAGGATATCATATATAAATTTACAGTATGAAATTTCCCGAATCACAACACGCCCACAAATGGCTGGACGGCCTGACAGGCTTAGAAATAGGCGGGTCGGCGCATAACGCCTTTGGTCTGAATACGCTCAACGTTGACTATACCGACGACCCGAATACGGTTTTTAAGCAGTCGGAAGTCCAAATGTGCGGGGAATATATGCCCGTGGCCATTGTCGCCGACGGGACAAAAATCCCGGTGGCGGATAAGTCGTTCGACTTTGTGATTAGCAGCCACGTTATTGAACACTTTTTCGATCCGATTGCAGCGCTGAAAGAATGGAGTAGGATAGCCCGAAAATATATCTATATTATCTGTCCAAAGCGCGACGCGCTGGAATCTGATCGGGCGCTGCCATTGACGCCGATTGAGGAAATTGAGTTGCGGCATTCGGGCGATATTCCAGCGCCGGAAATAGACCTGCATGGCCACTATTCCCGGTGGACGCCGAAAACATTTTGCGATATGTGCGAGGCGCACGGCTTTTTCATAATTGACTGCCTTGAAACCGACGATAAAGTCGGCAATGGGTTTACTGTAATGCTAAAACCTTTAGAATGAATCCAGCAGCGATAATGATGTTTCGAGATGAAGAAGATATCATTTACGAAACGTTAAAAAAATGGCATGCAATCGGCGTGCAAGCCTTTTACCTTACCGACAACTGCTCTACCGATAATTCCATGAAAGAGGTAGAGCGGTTTAAGGCGGAAGCCGGGAATATTACAGTTAAGATCATGGAGAGTAATATCCTGAATTATCCGGGACGCGAGGTGTACAACTTCATGAAGAACCAGGCTATCCACTTAGGCCACGACTGGATATTCCCGATTGACGCCGATGAGCAACCCGCCAGCACCATCCCGAACTTTGATTTGCGCAAATACCTGCAAGAATTGGCCGATGCCAGCGAGTTCTATTTTTGTAGTTTTTCGATCCCCTACCGGGACAATTTCTGCAACGGAAAATCAAAGTGGCACGAGCCACAAAGAAAGGTGTTCGGGCGGGTGCCTTACGCATGGACGCTCAGTTATGGCAGCCACGAATTTTCTACCCAATATTCTGAAAAACGGGATGACTTTTTCTATGAACACTACCCCGTCCGTAGTTATGAGCAGTTTCGAAAAAAAGCCATTAACTATATGACCGCCATGATTGGCAACCCTGATCTGCTATACCACCCGCACGCGCTCAATCACGAGAAATGGAAAGAGCAGGGTGAATCTTTTATCGAAAACCTGTACGAATCATGCTTATCTACTCTGCAATGGCCGCCATTGTAATTTTGTCCACCTGGGTGGTTTATGACGCCTTAAAACAAGTGGCTAACCGTGAAAAAGAAGAAGATGACGATCTATTTAAAAATTTGTAAATAAAAAATATGAGAGTACTTATTATCGAGCCGCCCGCACTCGGAGCCGTGGGATACTGGAGGCTGTATCAGCCACTACAGGCCATGCGGCAAAGTTTCAACAACTTCGACTTCGACGTCAAACAGGACTTCAAGGAGGGCGAACTAATGATGTACGACTGGCTGATTTTGGCGCGGCCGTCGAAGCCGATCGAAATGGAAATGATTGCCACGGCGAAAAAGTTGGGCGTAAAAGTCGCCGTGGATTATGATGACGACCTGTTCAATATTCCAATCATGCACCCGGCGTTCGATACATTCAACGACCCTGAACGTAAACAGGTAGTGGCCACAGCCGCCGTGACCGCCGATGCGCTTTGGTGTTCAACCCAAAGTATCAAAGACAGTATGGGGCTTGATAAGGCGATTGTAGTCCCAAACGCAATACCGCTCTACTGGCTTCCTGACAAGCCCGCGCCGATCACCAAGTCCGCCGGGTGGCGCGGGCAGCCTACGCAATACACGGACGTGGTATTGCAGGGGTGGGCTTCCGGTTGGTACGATCGAATCAAAGACGAGCCGGATATGTGGCATTGGATGGGGTGGAAACCGTGGCCGCTTAGCCCCGGCACGCAACACAAGGTGGAGAAGGGGACAAGTATTGTTAAGTACTTGGACTACGTCAAAAACGCGGGCATCAACTTGATGTGGAAGCCGCTTCTACCTTCTGTATTTAACGATGGAAAATCCAACATCGCATGGCTGGAGGCGACAATGGGTGGCGGCGCATGTGTTACCAATTACGCAGGAAAGCCGGGGTGGGAAACCTGTTTGCCAGACTTTGATTTTACCGAATCGGTGATCCATGACGCGTGGCACGCATCAAGGCAAAAGGTTGTAAAAGATCACGACCTTTACGAGCAGGCGTGCGTGCGCTACGCTTCTCTTTGCCAATAAGAAAACGCCATGCTGAAAAACGCTGACTACTTCGGGGCTTACGGCAAACACCTTGCGTCCGGCTGCACGCCGCGAGAGGCATGGAAAAAGACGGAGCGCGATTTGGAAAAGTTTTCAGGTGGGTTTAATAGGTATATGACCTACCAGTCCTTTCAGGTGGCATTCTCGCGATACAGGCGGGGTGAACTAAACAGGCACCTGCTTTTGAAATTAGTAAAGCCTTAGATTTTTTTTTGTGTAGTTGGTATTGCAGCCCGTTGACGAAAGTTGGCGGGCTTTTTTATTTACCGCGCGTTAATTGGAGGGTGCGCACTTTTGCAAAAAATATACTATTGCGGATATTTGGCTACGATATTTCCTTCAAACGCACGCCCGCGACCGAAAATCGCACGGCGGGGGGATTTACCGGCCAAAACTATCTGATAGAGCAAGCGCGAATGTCGCCCGTGACCAATACCCGGGCGACTGACAAAAATATTTTGGGGCTTAGCCCGGTATGGTCTGCAATCCGTTATATATCAGAAGGGGTTGCTATGTTGCCGCTGGATGTTTACAGGCGCACGCCGGAAGGCAACATTAAGACGCCTAACCACCCGCTGCAATACCTTATCGCTGATCGGCCGCATCGGTATTATTCGAAGTTTGATTTTTTATCGGCGCTGATTTCTAACGCGCTTTTGGGAGACGGGTATGCGCGGATCCACTTTGACACATCCGGCGCACCTTACGCGCTCGAGGTTTTGCCACGCGATATTGTAAGTATCGAATTGACCCAGTCCGGGGCGATGCTCTATCATGTTTGGGGCAACCCGGCACCGGCCACGGTTTTTGGCGGACTGCAAATTGTGGCGACGCTTCAGGATTATGAGGTAATTCACATCAAGGGTGTGAGTTTCAATGGTATCAAAGGAGAGCGCTTAACCCTTACCCACAAAGACGGATTGGGGGCGGCGCTATCCGCGCAAGCCTACACAAAGCAGTTTTTCGAAAACGGGGCGGCTGTCGCCGGGGCTATTATCTTTCCGCAATCGCTCACAAAGGAACAGCGCGACCGGGTGCAAGATAAGTTTGCCCGCGATCATTCCGGATCGGACAATGCGGGCAAGGTGATGGTATTGGATTCCGGGGTGAAGTACGAGAAAATCAGTATGGGGCCGCAAGAGGCCGCCTTGGTGGACTTCCGTAATTTGAGTGTGGAGGATTGCAGCCGAATTTTTAAGATTCCGCTGCACATGCTTTCCAGCCTTGACCGTTCGACGTACTCAAATATTGAGCAGCAGGAAAACGATTTTTACGCGCATTGCCTGCCAACGTGGACGCAAAAGATTGAGCAGGAGTTCAACTACAAACTATTCACCCGGCTGGAACGCGAAAAGCGCCGGGCATTCGTGCAATTTGATTATACATTCGTGCGGATGGGTGACAGCCAAAGCACGGCGCAACTGATAGCCTCGACGATCCAAAACGGGATAATGACCCAAAACGAGTGGCGGCAACGATTGAACCTGCCAACAATGGCGGACGGCAACGAACGATATATACAGCAAAATATGGCACCCGTCGGGATGCTTTCTGAATTGCTGGAAGGCAAAATTGAGCAGGCAGAAGGTGTGGATGTAGAAGAGCCGGACGTAGAAGAACCGGACACAGAAGATCAACCGGCGGCGTCGCCACAAATGACCGACAATGATTGAACGCAGGTACATCAATTCGGATTTTGAAATCCGGGCAAAAGACGGGAAAAAGATGCTTCGCGGCTATGCGCTGAAGTTCGGCGTGCCTTATGATATGGGTTTCTTCACAGAAGAAATAGCGGCGGGCGCACTTGATGAGGCGGATATGTCTGATGTGCGCATCCTGTTCAATCACGACCCTAATTTGATTTTAGGGCGCACAAGTGCGGGAACGGCGCGGATAGCCATTGACAAAACCGGGCTTTTTTATGAGGCTGAATTGCCCGATTCGCCCAACGGAGAAAACGTGCGGGTGGCTTTGGAGCGCGGCGACATAACGCAATCTTCTTGGGGTTTTCAACTGGAATACGATTACGAAAACCCGCCCGCCGAATGGACGCGAAAGGACGGCAAAGATTACCGGACAATTACGAAGGTTAAGCGCGTGTTCGACGCATCGCCCGTGACATTTCCAGCCAACCCGGATACCACAGCGGCGCAACGCTCGCTGGATGAATACAAAAAGCGGATACAGGAATCTGACATGAAATCTAAACTGGCTGAAATCGACTGCATTTTAGCCTCGTGCCAATAAATTTATTCTCATTATGAAAAACAAACTCGAAGCGCAGCAAAGCGCATCGGCAGCCGCACAGCAGATTGAAAATCTGCGGGCTAAGGCCGAATCCGGGCAATGGGGCGAGGCTGATCAAGCAGCCCTTGAAGCCGCAAAGTCACAACTCAAAACCAGCCAAGAGGCCGAACGCCGATTCGCCGAATTTGAGGCGCTGGAGCTCGCTACCAGCACCTACAAGACAGGACAGGAGCAGCGCACGGAAACCGCAACAACCACAAACCCGATGACCGTGAACATCATCAAAAGCGAAAACCGGGGCGACAGCGAAGAGCGCATGGCGCAACGCTTCAGCCTGTTTGACGCCGTGCGCGACGCCGCATATGGCAAAAACCTCACAGGCCTTTCGGCCGAAATTGACCAGCACGGCAAAATGGAGGCGCGCAAAGCCGGGATTACCGATTACGGCACGGGTTCAATTACCCTGCCAGCCTTCATGGTGGCCAACCAGCGCACCATCGAAAAGCGCGACATGCTTGCAGGTACCACGACGGCCGGCGGATTCACCGTGCAAACCGAGATCGGCGAACTGATCCCGTTCCTCGACCCGCGTTTGACCGTCCGCCAACTGGGCGCTACCTACCTCACAGGCTTGACCGGTAACGTGGACTTTCCGCGCAATGACGCCGCCGCCGCCGTTGGCCGCAAGACAGAGGTGGCCACTTCTGACGAAACCAGCCCGACGTTCGACCAGGTGCAGTTGCGCCCGGTTCGCTACACGGCATTTGTGGATGTTTCGAAGCAGGTTATCTTGCAATCGAACATTGACATGGAGAACTTTGTCCGCAACCGCTTGAACGAAGCCCTTTTCCGCAAACTTGAAGAAGAATGCTTCACGAACTCGGATAATACGGGTATCTTCAATTTGGCAGGCGTGAACGACATCACGATCGGAACGAACGGCGGCGACCTGACTTGGGAACTTGTTGTGAGATTTGAAAGCGAAGTGGCGGCCGATAATGCTGACATGGGGCGCATCGGTTACCTCTTCACGCCGCAAGTGGCTGGCAAATTGAAGACCACCAAGCGCGACGTGGCCGGCAACGGTTTTATCTGGGAGGGCCCGAATATGAACGCAAGTGTGAATGGCTACCAGGCATACGCATCCAACCTGCTGCCAAAGAACCTTACCAAAGGCGCTTACACAAGCGTACTGCACGGTGGCGTATTCGGCAACTGGGCGGACTTGCTGATTGGTCAATTCGGCGGTGTGGACATCTTGATTAACCCTTACACGAAAGGCAAAGAGGCCACAGTGGAGGTCATCATCAATGCATGGTTTGACCATGCAATCCGCCAAGCCGCTTCTTTCTGTAAGTGTGACGAATTGTATCCGTCCTAATGCCATTAGTCAGATTCAAAAAATCTGGCGTGGCTTATGGATACGCCTACAATTTCGGAGAAATAGGAATTGTTCAGGATTCTCATAAGCAAAGGCTGGTTGACGCCGGGATCGTCGAATTGATAGCCGACGGCCCGGCGCAACCCAGCCAGTATGAAACACCGGAAAAGTTAACGCCTAAAATCGAAAAGCGTGACGTGGGAAGTAGTAAGCGGGCCAAGCGATGAGCCGATAACCTTATCCGAGGCTAAGGCATGGTTAAAGGTGGACGATAGCGCCGAGGACGCGCTGATCGAAAGCCTAATTAGTGCGGCGCGACGCAAGGCCGAACAATACGCCGGACAATTACTACTGACTCAGACTGTGCGCGAATATTTCGACGGATTTCCGCCGTATCAAATAGAACTTTCTTTTCCAGCGAACAGTATAACCTCCGTAAAGTACAAAGACGAAACCGGAACAGAACAAACCGTTTCTTCGGCGGATTATTCGGCGGACATTGTAAGCAAAGCGCCGAGAATTTGGATTAACCCGGACAAAGCATGGCCTACAACAGGAAGCTACCCGAACGCTGTTTCGATCGAATATTCTACCGGATACGCGACGGCTTCAAACGTGCCGGATACATTCAAAACCGCTATTTGCCTGCTACTGGCATTCTTGTACGAAAACCGCGAGGATATGCCAATTTCAGGCAGCAACGATCCGCGCGTCCGTTCGTTTAATTTGATTCTGCACAATGAAAAAACGATGACTTGATGGATAACCTTAGCGGAAAAAAAACACGCATCGGGCATCTCGATCAAATTATTGAGATACAGACGCCAACGTACAGTACAACAGTGTACGGCGAACAAACGCCCGCATGGTCACCGCTTGTTACATTGTACGCCAACGTAGAGTATAGTACGACCGGACAAAATGAGGACGTGAACGGCAAAACAATAAAAGAATATCGCCCCGTAATATTCACCGTTCGTTACCGTGCGAACGTTACGTCAAAAGACCGAATATTCTATGCGGGCGATGCGTATGATATTGAGAATATATCGCACGAAGGCAGGAAGCGATTTACTAAGTTAATTTGCATGTTGCGGAAATAATGGCGCGCGGAATAAGTATAGACGTTAAAAAGTTCAATGAAGAAGCAAAAGCGCTTGTTCAGCAGCTCGAGCGATGGAGTACGGACATTCAAAAGGACGCACAAAAGATCGTAAAGCCAGCCGCCGAGTTTACCGCAAAAAAGATAGCCGAAAAAACACCCGTGTATAACAGGCGGCATTACAGGTATTCAAACGGACAAAAGATAGCAGAATATTACCCGGGCAATCTCCGAAGATCAATACTGAATCTTGACCTTAGAAAAGTGCCGGGCGCAATAGTAGGGCCGAAGTTGGGCGGAAGTCGTGGTAAGTTTTCGGGCGCTCGAGTGGATGGGTATTATTTTCGCTTTGTTGACCGAGGCGCACCGGCGAGGGGGATACGACCGCAAAGGATACGGGCGAAAGGCGCGGCGGCTGCAAGACAGACAGCATACAGGATTATCGAAAAGCGATTGATTCAAAGATTGAAAACATTATGAGACTAAAACTTCTCAAAGAATATAAAGGCATCCCGGCGGGCGCGGTTGGCGACTTCAACAACGCACAGGAATTACTGGATGCAGGAATCGCAGTTTGGGTGCCGCAGGACACGGCATGCAAATTAAAGAACGCGGAATTGTACGGACAATGTACGCACCCGATCATGGACACGACAGGCCAAAAACAAACAGCCGGAAACGGCCAACTCTAATTTAAAAAACAGTTTTTGCCATGCCTACAACTGGAACCGTTAACGGCCGTCTCATTAAAATATACGTTGACAGCACGGCCGTCACATGCCAAACCAACAGCACGCTCGAAATGACGATGGAGCCGCGCGAATCCACCTGCAAAGATACGGTGGGTAACGCCGCCGCCTTTTTGGCCGGCCGCACATCGTGGACAATGGGCGGCGAAGCCAAACTTGCTTTCGACGCCACAAAAGGCTTTAGCGCCCTTTACACCGCTTGGAAAAACGGAAGCCAGTTAACGCTCGCTTTCCAGTCAACAGTTTCTGGTGACAAAGGCTACTCGGGTGTTGGCTTCATCACTTCGCTTTCGGCCGACACGCCGGATAACGAAGATTCAACGTTCTCTTTCTCCATTCAGGGATCGGGCGCGTTGACCGAGTTCGCGACTTCTTAAACTTAACAGACAAAATATGCAGGTAACACTTTTTATCGGCGGCAAAGAACGCGCCGTACAGGTTGACATGGGGCTGGCTTACGATTACGAGGTTACGACCGGGCGGCCACTACATGAGGACATCAACCACATCGTAACAGGCAACAGCCTTGTGAAGATCGTGGACTTGATGTACACGGCGCTGGCAGTTCCAATTCGTGAACGTGGCGGTGTTGTGGACTTCCGGCCGCGTGATGTTGCCGCATGGGTAGCAGAAAGCCCGACAGCCGCCGAGAAGTTTGCACGCATAATGAACGACGCGTTTAGTATTCCAGCGAGTGACGAGCCCGAAGTTGAACAAGGCGAAAAAAAGAGCAAGGCGGCTATTGGCAAAAGCTGATAGCCGCCGCCGCTTACGCCGGAATGAGTGAGACGGAATTTTGGAGGACTACGCCCGCTTTTCTCCACGCCCGAATACAGGCCAAAAAAGCAGAAGAAAGGACGCAAGCGGAATTTACCCGGGTGATTGCATTTTATGCAGCGAACGCCGGAAAATTCAAGCCCGTGCCAAACATGCGCAAATTTTGGCCGCTTCCGTGGGATACAGTTGTTGAGTTCACAGAGATTGATATAAACGCCGCCGCACCGATGCTTTCAGCGATGGACGCAGCGATAGAGCAGCAAATTAAACGGCAAAAAGATGGCACTAACTGACTTAAATGTAGCGCTAAGGCTTTCGACCCGTGAGTTCAATCGTGAACTTAACAAGGCGACCAATTCGCTGCAACAGGCGTCTGATCGAATGGCGTCTATCGGCAATACGCTGACATTGGGGGTAACTGCTCCATTGTTGGCTATTGGTGCTGGTGCGGTGCAGGCAGCCGGGGAATTTGAGCGGCTACGTTTGGGGCTGGAGGCCACAATGACCGGGGCGGGATACAGTATTGCGCAAGCGCGGGATGAGTTGGAGAAATTGCGAGAGGTTGCCAAAGCGCCGGGGATTGACTTTGAGCAGGCGGTACAGGGTTCTTTGCGGCTTCAATCCGTCGGGTTATCCGCCGAACAAGCCCGGGAAACAATCAAACAGTTTGCCAACGGGGTGGCGGCCGCTGGTGGTACGGCGCAAAACTTTGAGGGTGTTACGCGCCAACTTTCGCAGATTATATCGAAGGGAAAAATCCTGAATGAGGATTTGGTTATCCTAAAGGAAAATATGCCGTCGGTGTCCCGGGCGCTGGTTAGCGCATTCGGGACGGCGGATGCGGAAGGGTTGCGGAAGTTGAATGTGAGCGCTGAAGATTTGGTGGTGACGCTTACGCAGGAATTAGCCAAAGCGCCGCGTGTTGCGGGTGGTATTGCAAATTCGATTCAGAACGCGCAAGTGGCGGTAAAAGAAGCGGCCGCTAAAATAGGCGATTCGCTTAACCGCGCTTTTGACATTACAGGGGCGCTGGATAGGTTTGCAAATTTTGTCATAACCGTAGCAGACGCCTTCGCTAATCTTTCGCCGGAAGTACAAGGCGCTATTTTTGCCGTTGCCGCTTTTGGTGTTGCGCTCGGGCCTGCTATTCGATTAGGCGGGGCGCTCGCAACTACCTTTGTACAGACTCAACTCGCAATGGCGCAATTTGTCCGCTTCGCTAATCTTGAATTACGCAATGCGCTGGCAGGCGGGGCAACAGGTGTTAGCAGGCTTATCGCAGCGTTTAAGGCGCTGGATTTGGCTACAAAGACCACCATCATTGGCGTGGCTATTGGGGTGTTTTTGGCGCTCGCAGCCGCCGTCGCTACCTATGCGTCCGCAAGTGACGAGGCGGCGCAAAAGGCAAAGTTGTTAGCCGATATTCAAAAGACCGCCAAAGAACAGGCGGCTGGACAGGTATTGCAGGTTGAGCAACTTATTGACGCATTCAATAAGGAAAACGCCACGCAAGAAGATAAAGAGCGGATAATTAAGCGGCTGCAAGAAATCAGCCCAAAGTATTTCGGCGGGCTTGACGCCGCAAAGGTCACTACCGAAAACCTTACAAAAGCGCTCGAGGGCTACCGTGACGAATTGATACGCGTAGCGACGGTCAAAGCGGCGACGGATAAAATAGCAGAGCTGCAGGTGGCAATGGCCGACCTGAAAGAAGAGGCGGAATTAACGCCTATACAGTTGGGATTGCTTGGATTGGAAGCGGCTGCAAAGTCCGTACTTAATCCTATGAAGTCGCTTGGGGTTGTGCAGGGTATAGTTGCCAAAGGCGCTAAGCAGGTAACCGAAAACGCAAAAGACGCCAAAGCCGCCTATGAGGCGCAAATAGCAACCCTTAAAAAGGTAATTGATGAAAATCAGACCCTAAACGATGTATTGGGCGATCGCCCAAAGGATGACGATAAAACCCCAAAAGCGCCACGACCCACCGCCGCGCCACCAATAGACTTAGAAGCCCTACGCCGTTCGCGTGCGCAGTTTCAGGACTTCGCGACGCTACCAACTATACAGACGCCGGGGGCGGTTGAGGGTGGTAGCGGGTTAAAGCAGATTGAAAAGGGGCTGGATAATATCCGAGATAAGTCGGCGCAAGCGGCGTTTGGTATGGCGTCTCTTCTTGACCCCGTGCAAAAGAACATCCAAACGATGACCGATTTTGCGCAAAAGACGGGCTTACTTTTTGAGATAATTGATAATGAGGTTATCACGAGTATAAATGGATTTTCCCTTCTTGGGGATACAATTACCGGTATATCAAATGCGATTGCGAGCGGGTTAGGCGACGCAACCGACGGCTGGGCTGCATTTAAGAACGCAGCGGTCGAAGCGATTGGAGATGTTATTGGAAAGTTGGTACAGCAGTTCGTGGCGCAAATGATTGCCAACACCGCCAAAAATCCGGCAATTGCAGCGCTCGGCCCAGCTGCCATACCAATCGCAGCGGGCGCTGGTGTTATAGCCGCCGCCGCATTTAAGCGCGTGGTTGGTGCTGCTAAATTCGCAGACGGTGGCGTAGTGTATGGCCCGACCCTGGGTCTTGTCGGCGAATACCCCGGCGCATCCACAAACCCGGAAGTAATAGCGCCGCTATCTAAACTAAAAAACCTTATCGAGCCTTCCGGCGGCATGGAACTACAAACACGCATCAGCGGAAATGATTTACTGGTGCTTCTTGAACGGACAGAAAAACAGCGTAACAGGTTTAGATAATGGCAAAACGTTTTCATAGTACTTTTTACAATCTCCGGGGTTCGCGCTTCGACGTGGAAATTTGGGATAGTGACCACGCTGGCGATTCGGTGGAAATCGAATTAGCAGAGCCGGGCATTTCGATAAGGTACGGAAATGAGAACGGAGAACGGTATTCGGCGGTGATTGGATCGGAGGCTGAAATTAGTATATTGATTACCGGGGAAACAAGCGAGGAAATAATCCACGAACTCGCTTCCAGTCAGGAGGGGCGCTTCACGGTTTACATCACGCGGGGCGCTGGATTTGCCCGGCAATGGATCGGCCGGGTTATGCCGGATATTTCTATCTATGAGGATATACAGTACCCGTACTTGTTCACACTCAAGGCAACGGACGGACTGGCAGCGCTGAAAAATATTCCATACAATGATGACGGCGACCCGTACTTTGGTGATGCGCGTTTGATTACACACCTTACAAACGCGATAACCAAACTTAGCCACATAGACCGCCACTACAACAGCACGGACACGCTGTTAATCACGTCGGTGGATTGGTGGGAAAGCGGCATGACCAGTTCAAAGGCAAACGACCCGCTTTTTTTGTCGTGGCTGGATCACGCTACGTTTTACGATTTTAAGACGAAGGGAGAGCGCGAATACAAGTCTTGCTGGGATGTTATTAACAATATCTGCACAACGTTCGGTTGCCGGATATATCACGTTGACGGCGCTTATTTTGTGGATCAGATCACATACCGAACGGCCACGAATGTGGAATCCAGACGGTATAGTAAGACCGGATCATACCTTAGCAACTCGACAATTCAGGGCGCGAACGATATAGACCAAACCACAAACGGCGCACGGCTTACACTTGTACAATACGATTACCTTCCGCCATTGCGCCATGCCCGGATAATTCACGAGGTAAACAACCGCACTAATCTAATAGGTGGGGCGCAAATTAGCAATACCAATAAAACCCTAACAATTTATCAGCCCGTCGAAACTAACGGCGGACAAACCACATTAAGGCTGACGGGCAACATAAACCTGACAGTCACAAATGATGACTACACGGGTTCGGCGCAACAACTGCTTTTCATTTTTGAGATCAAAGTAAAGGTCGGGACAAAGTACGCGCTTAGGCAGTACCAGATACAATTCTACAACTGGTCGTATTCAAACGCCTCATGGGAAACCGGAAGCGGAAGCCGAATATCTTACATTTTATCGGCATGGCCGCGACCGACCACCGGGCAAACGCTTAACTATACCATCCCGATAAATTGGACTTCGCCGCCGCTTACCGCTGGAGCCGCATCGGCCGAATCCGAGTTTTCAATGGACTTAGTAGGGGTAAAAACTTTTGATGGTTCAGGAGCGGAACAAAACCTATTTTTGGGCGATTTTACCCTGTCATGGGAATTTGATAATGCGTGGCTGGAAACACTTTCTTTTGGGCAACCATCCCTGAATGATGACGAGGTATTATATTTTACGGATTCAAATGAGGCGGCAACTAACACCGCAAACGCGGTTATCAACACACTGATCGGCGACTACTACATTAACCCCAACACGGTCGGACGCCTCAAAACGGGCGCTTCCTCTACCTCCCTAACGAATACACAAAACTGGGGTGTAGGAAATGCAACCCGGAACAAAGCGATACTAACCATCCTTTCGGAATACACTTTTAAAGGCCAAAACAAGCCGATCAAACGAATGAACGGCACTCTTACGGGTGGGTTCGACCTTAAAAAGCCGTTTAAAATTCACTCGACGCGCTACCTAATGATGGGCGGCACATTCAATGCATCGCGCGACGAATTAACCGGGACGTGGTTTGAATTGCACTATGGCGCGGAAGGTGTACCAGTCACGCCTATTAAGCGTAAAAAATATACCTATACAGCGCCCGACCCTTCGCAGGACAACGTACCTTCGGGGAATGCAGGAGCGGGTGGCGGACCGCAAACGGAAAATATTGGCAGCCCGTCGGCGTCTATCT